CACTCGTCAATGCGGATTCAGAGCCCCGAGCGGAGTTCGCGCACCACTTTCCGTAAGCCGGAGTAATCTGGCTAATCAATCTTTGGAGCTTACAAATGGCAAACGTCAATAAGCCCTTTGGATTGCGTCCTGTTGGCAACCTTTCTGCGACCGGTGCCCAAAAGCAATACGGTTATCAGATTCAGGCTGGCTACGCAACCGCAATCTACCAGGGTGACCTCGTGGTCGTCTATGACGGCTACATCATCAAGTACGACGCCTCTACGCACGTCGCCCCGACGGGCGTGTTCAACGGTGTGCAGTACAACGACCCCACTCGCGCTGACAAGCCGACCTGGAAGAACTACTACCCCGGTAGTATCACTCCCAACATCGGCCCCATCGTGTGCGAAGTTCTGGACGATCCGAGCCAACTGTTCCTGATCCAGGCTGCTGGCACGATCACCCAGGCCGATATCGGCAAGAACGCTGATCCGACTGCTGCTACCACCGGCAGCAACATCACGGGCGTTTCGGCTGGTTCGCTGGGTACCCCGGCCAAGACTGCTGCTCTGACCTTCAAGATCGTTGGTCTGAGCGAACAAGCAGGCAACGAGTTGGGCCAGTACGCAGTGCTCGTTGTGAAACTCAATCAACACCAATACGGTAGTAATGGTGTTCAAGCCGATGGAGCCTGATCATGGCAATTACCCGTTCCCAACTTGTTAAAGAGCTGGAGCCAGGTCTGAACGCTCTGTTCGGTCTGGAGTACAAGCGTTACGAGAACGAGCACGAGGAGATCTTCTCCATCGAGACTTCGGATCGTGCGTTTGAAGAGGAAGTCATGCTGACCGGCTTCGGTGCAGCTCCGGTGAAGACTGAAGGCGCTGGCGTCCAGTACGACAACGCAATCGAGTCCTTCACGGCTCGCTACACCCACGAGACGATTGCCATGGCCTTCGCGCTGACCGAAGAGGCCGTTGAGGACAACCTCTACGACCGCTTGGCTGGCCGCTACACCAAGGCAATGGCTCGTTCGATGGCCCACACCAAGCAGGTCAAGGGCGCTGCGGTTCTGAACAACGGCTTCGATGCTGCCTTCCCGGGCGGCGACGGCGTCGCGCTGTTCTCGACTGCTCACCCGACCGCTCTGTCGGCCAACTTCGCCAACCGTCCCACGGTCGGCGCGGACCTGAACGAGACGTCTCTGGAGCAGGGCATCATCGACATCGCCGCGTTCATCGACGAACGTGGCCTGAAGGTGGCGCTGACCGCACGCAAGCTGATCGTTCCGAAGGAGCTCCAGTTCACCGCTGAGCGCCTGATGAAGAGCACGCTGCGTACGGCCACGGCTGACAATGACATCAACGCGATCAAGTCCATGGGCCTGATCCCGGAGGGTTACTCTGTCAACCATTACCTGACCGACGTCAACGCTTGGTTCCTCATCACTGATGCCCCCAACGGCCTCAAGATGTTCGAGCGTTCGCCGATCAAGACCGCCTTTGAAGGCGACTTTGACACCGGTAACGTCCGTTACAAGGCTCGCGAGCGTTACAGCTTCGGCTGGTCTGACCCCCGCGGTGCTTACGGCTCTCCTGGCGCCTAATCAGCGTCGGAAACCGGGAAAAGGGGCCTTGTGCCCCTTTTCTTTTTGGCCTATATTCAATCCATCCCGGGGTCATCCCGTACGCCTGACAGTCCCGGCTGACGACATGCAGACAGGCGTACCCAGTTCAACTCGCATGTGAGGATTTCATGGCGAATACCACCTTCACTGGACCGGTTCGTTCCCAGAACGGTTTCCAGTCTGTCACCGTCAGCCCCACCACGGGCGCTGTCACCGTCAATGCTTCGTTTGGCAAGGCTGCCGTCATGGGCACCCAGTCTTTGTCCGGCGCTGGCGCTGTTGACATCGTCAACACCTTCACCGCACTGACGACCACGGGCAATTCCCAGGCCCTGACCCTGGCCAACGGCACTGTTGGCCAGCTCAAGATCATCGCTCACGTCGTGGACGGCGGTTCGGCCATTCTTACCCCCGCAACGCGGTTGGGTGGATACGCCACCATCGTCTTCACCAATGCTGGTGACACGGCGATGCTGATTTACACCGCAGCAGGTTGGGATATCGTTGCACTCAATGGCGCGACCACGACCTAATAGGAGCCTGCCATGGGCTTTCAATATGACGTAAAAGCGAAAACGATGGCGAGTACTGGTGCCTCTGGCATCGGTACTCCACGTGCTCGCATTAAAGGGATCTACTACGTCGCAGGCAACCTTGCTGGGTCTGTTTCGTTTAAGGACGGCGGAACTAGCGGCACGGAACTGATCAACATTGCGACCCCCGCCAACACCACTGGCACGGGGTGCATGTACATCATCGTGCCAAATGACGGGGTTCGCTTTGAAGCAGATCCGTACGTGACTCTCACCAACGTCACCTCGGTGACGTTCTTCTACGGCTAAGGAGCCCAGCATGGGACGCGCAGCAAAAATGTCGATTCCTGAGTACCAAGGCGAAATGCAGCCGGGCGCTCAAAAGCAAGACATGAGCAAAGGCGGGCCGAAGCAGACGCCCCGCAAGGACTATCAGAAGCCTAGCGCCTCTGTGGCTCCTCGCGGCGTTGGCGAGGCACGTAACAAGCAGTGCAAGATGTACTGACGCATGGCCAAGTCACCTGCTTGGCAGCGGAAGGAGGGCAAGAGCCCCAGCGGCGGCTTGAACGCCAAAGGGCGCGCCTCCTACAACCGCGCCAATCCTGGCAAGCCGGGGCTGAAGGCTCCGCAGCCGGAGGGTGGGCCACGCAAGAAGTCATTCTGCGCCAGGATGTCCGGCATGAAGGCCAAGCTGACTAGCGAAAAGACGGCAAACGATCCTGATAGTCGTATCAACAAGAGTCTTCGGAAATGGAAGTGCTGATATGGAACATCGTGCTGTCGTTTGCGTCCGCGGCAGCACTGCTTTGGGTCAAGTCGATGCACGACGAGCTCAAGCGCGTGTCTATTTTGCTGAGCAAGACGCGGGAAGAGAACGCGGAGAAGTTTGTCACTCGGGCAGATGTCCACAGCGACATCAATCGGGTGCTTGTTCGGCTGGACAGGCTTGACGAAAAGTTGGATGCCTTTATAAAGGAGCAGCGCAGTGCCCTCGGCTAAGAAACCCGCGAAAGTGGAAAAGGTCATGCATGAGTTCAAGACCGGGGCACTGAAGTCCTCGTCTGGCCAGAAGGTGACCAATCGCAAACAAGCAGTGGCCATCGCCTTGAGCGAGGCCGGTATGTCCAAACCAGCCAAGAAAGGCGGCAAGAAATGATGAACGGCAACTACAAGAAGGGCGGCTTGGCCAAGCGTGGCCAGGGCATCGCCGCCAAGGGCTTTAAGGACGGCGGCATGGCCATGAAGGGCGTGCCCAAGGGCGGCAAGATCGCTGCCTCTGGCCCCGACATGGCTGGCCCCCAGGGCAAGACCATGAGCGAGCCGGTCAAGAAGGCTTCTACTGGTGACGTGGTGCAAGTCCGCGGTGTGGGCGCCGCTCGCGCTCGCAAGGCAACCATCTACTAAATCATGGCTACATCGGGCACGTCGAACTTCAACCTGGAGTTCGATGACATCATCACCGAAGCGTACGAACGCTGCGGCTATGAGAATCGGGACGGTTACGACATGAAGACCGCCCTGCGCTCGATCAACCTCATGTTTGCGGAGTGGGCCAACCGCGGCTTGAACCTGTGGACCATTGAGCAGCGGCAGATTCCGCTGGTTGTTGGCCAACACGAGTACACGCTGCCGGACGACACGGTGGACGCCCTGTCCGCGGTCATTCGCACCAATGCGGGGACCTCGAACCAGCAGGACATCACCATCGACCGTATTGGCTACGCCGAGTACCTGCACGTTCCCAACAAGAACACGCGGTCGCGCCCTGCGCAGTATTTCGTGCAGCGCACGGCCCCTGCCAAGCTGTTCCTGTACCCGGCGCCGGATGCCGCAACCACCTACGAGTTTCGGTACTACGTGATTCGCCGCATTCAGGACACTGGGGCGTACACGAACACAGCCGACATTTCGTTTCGGTTCTTGCCGTGCTTGATCGCGGGCCTTGCCTACTATCTGGCCATCAAGAAGGCCCCGGACCGCATCCAGATCCTCAAGTCGTTCTACGAGGAAGAGTTCTTCCGGGCTGCTTCCGAGGACCGTGAGCGGTCCAGCTACTTCGCCGTCCCGACTTACACGACGAGGTAGTCATGGGCGCGGGCTACGCATCAGGCAAGTTCGCGATTGCGCTATGCGACCAGTGTGGCCAACGGTTCAAGCTCAATTCGCTGATCAAGGACTGGAAGGGCTTTAAGGTCTGCGATGAGTGCTATGAGCCTAAGCACCCGCAGCTTGAGCCCAAGCGGAACATTACTGAGCCGCAGGCCTTGTATCAGCCGCGTCCTGAAGCGAAAATGGCGGTCACGGTCTTCGTCGGGTTCACGGTGGACACGTCATTTGCCAGTATTGGCATGATGCCGATGCCGTACGCCAAGCCCCTGTGGGCAGACGCAATTCTTGGATCGGTTCAGACGAGCATCACATGAACTACGCTCAGCTTACAGCGGCAATCATTGCCTACACCGAGAACCAGGACACGTCATTTGCGGCGGAGATCCCGGTTTTCGTTCGTCAGGCTGAGCAGCGGATCTACAACACGGTCCAGATTGCCAACCTGCGCAAAAACGTGACCGGGGTGCTTTCAGCAGGCAACAAATACTTGTCGTGCCCGGGCGATTTCTTGTCCACGTACTCCTTGGCCGTGATTGATGCGCAGGGCAACTACACGTACTTGCAGAACAAGGACGTCAACTTCATTCGTCAGGTCTACCCTTCGGCCAGCTACACGGCGCTTCCTAAGTACTACGCCATCTTTGGGCCGACCACGACCAATGATCCTACCCCTGTTGTCACGGACGAGCTCAGCTTCATTCTGGGCCCTACGCCAAATGCAGCGTACGACGTAGAGCTGCACTATTACTACTACCCGGAGTCAATCACCACGGCTCCCGATGGTCAGACTTGGCTGGGCGACAACTTCGACTCGGCGCTTCTGTATGGCTCGCTTGTCGAGGCCTATACCTACATGAAGGGCGAGGCTGACATGATGGCGCTGTACAACCAGAAGTACCTGGAGGCTATGGCACTCCTGAAGAACCTGGGCGATGCCAAGCAGCGCGGGGATGCCTATCGCGATGGGCAAGTCAAGCTGAAGGTGCAGTGACATGATTACCGCAGGCTTGACCAACAGCTTCAAAGAACAGCTTCTGCTGGGTCAGCATGACCTTGAGACGGATACGCTCAAGATTGCGCTTTACACCTCTTCGGCGGTGTTGGGCCCCGGAACCACGGTGTATACGACCCTTGGGGAAGTCTCCAGTCCTGGATACACTGCTGGGGGCGAGACTTTGGTGAATGTGACCGTGTCGTTGTCCGGCGCCGTGGCGTATGCCTCGTTTGACAACCCGACGTGGATTGCTACCACTTTTGCTCCCCGCGGGGCGCTGATCTACAACTTTTCCAAGGGAAACAAGTCGATTGGGGTTTTGAACTTCGGGATTGACCAGACGACATTGAGCCAGAATTTCCAAATTCAGCTCGCTCCCAATAATCCCGACACTGCCCTCATCCGCATCATTTAAGGAGCGATCATGCTGAACGACAAAGCAAATACTTCGGACGCTGTGTCTGCCGGCCTTGTGGCCAAAACAGGTTTCTCTTCGGGTGCTTCGGGCGGCGGCGTTTTCCACGTTCAGTGCTTCGACAAGGACGGCAACCTGAAGTGGGAAGACCAGATGCACAACTTGGTGGTCAACCAAGGTTTGCAGGACATGAACACCCAGTACTTCAAGGGCAGCACCTATACGGCTGGATTCTTCCTTGGTCTGGTGACTGGCCCCGGCTCGGGTACGGCCTACGCTGCGGGTGACACCCTGGCAAGCCACATCGGCTGGACCGAGTTCACCAACTACTCGGGCTCGCGCAAGGCTGTGACGTTCGGTACGGCTACGACGGCTGATCCTTCGGTGATCAGCAACTCGGCCTCTCCCTCGCAGTTCAGCATCACGGGCGGTGGCGGCACGGTGGCCGGTGCGTTCCTCTGCACGGTGGCTTCTGGTACGTCTGGTGTGCTGTTCTCCGAAGCAGACTTCCAGTCTCCCGGCGACCGCGTGGTTGTGGCAGGCGACACGCTGAATGTGACCTACACCTTCAGCCTCGATGCCGCTTGAGGCTAGGGCTTTGTGTTTGGGGTAACCGCCTTCGCGGAGGCGCCGTTTGCTGCGGCGGGGGGCGGTGTTGCCTTTGATGCATCGGTAGAGGATTCGGCTTCGGCATCTGCGGCGTTTGCAGCCGTCGCCGATTTCCTCGACAACCTGAATGAGCAGGTTACTGCGGCAGATCAGGTCGCAGTTGCCGAGTCCACCTTCTCGGCAGATGTCAGCGAGTTGGTTACTGGAGCCGATCAGGTTTCAGTTCTGGTGGATTTCCAGGCCAGTGTGGCCGACACTGTTTCGGGCTCAGACACCATGTCTGTTCTCGTGGACTTTGCGGTGTCGGTATCTGAGGCCGCATCCTCCGCAGACACGGTTTCTGCTCTGGCCGACTTTGCTCCGACAATCTCTGAATCTGCCCAGGCATCGGATGCGGTGCAGGCGTTGGCTCAGTTCTTTGCATCCATAGCAGAGGCAGCCACCGGCAGCGACACGTTTGTCGCCACCCTCACCTACAACGTCTTCATCGACGAGAGTTCAACGGCATCGGAAACTGTCGCAGCATCCGTGGCGTTTGCCGTTTTGGTGTCTGAGTTGGCGACGGCTTCGGACAGCACGCTTGTTGCCCCGTCTATCTTTAACGCGACGGTTGCCGAGCAGGCCACTGCGGCAGATTCTGTATTGGCGGTTGCCACATTCTTTGCTATCGTCACTGACGGCGCGGTTGCAGTGGATGTGATCACTGCGCGGCTTCTGTGGGAAATCATTAACGACTCGCAGAACGCCAACTGGGGCACCATATCCAACCCGCAGAACCCCGGATGGACGACAATTAACGATGCCCAGAGCACTCCCTGGAACGTCGTGAAAACCCAATCGTGAGATACCAAAAATGGCACTTGTCGTAAAAGATCGGGTCAAGGAAGTTACCACTACGACGGGCACCGCCGACTTGACGCTTGGCGGGGCGGTCTACGGGTTTCAGTCTTTTGCCATCATAGGCAACGGCAACACGACCTACTACGCCATCTACGACTCAGCCACGGGTGACTGGGAAGTTGGTATCGGTACGTACACGACCGCTGGCCCTACCCTGACCCGCACCACGGTCTTTGAGTCAAGCAACTCCGGCAGCAAGGTGGTCTTTGGTGCAGGCACCAAGGATGTATTTGTCACCTACCCGGCAGAGCGTGCGGTCTATCTAGATGCAGCGGGCTCGGCGGTTACTTTGCTGGATGTGGGCACGCTGGGGGTGGGAACGGCCAACATCACGACTGCCAACATCACGGCAGGCACGATCTCTACGACGCCGACCAACAACACAGACATCGTTAACAAGCAGTACGCTGACGCCATTGCATCGGGTATTCACTTTCACGAAGCTGTGGGGTATGCAACCACCGCAGCGTTGCCTGCTGTTACATACAACAACGGCACGGGCGGTGTCGGGGCTACGCTTACAGCAAACGCCAACGGCGCTTTGACGGTTGACGGCTACACGTTCGTTTCACCTGCGGACAACGGCACGCGGATTCTGATCAAGAACCAAGCTGACGGCGCGCAAAACGGCGTGTATACGCTAACTCAGGCGGGTAACTCCTCGCCCGGTGCGCCCTTTATCCTAACCCGCGCTACAGACTTTGACTCCGTTGGTACAGGGGTCGATCAGATCGACGAGGGTGACTTTTTCTTGGTGACCAGCGGCACGGCCAACGTCAACACCGCTTGGGTCCAGCAGACTCCCCCTCCGATCACCATCGGCACCACGGCGATTGTTTTTCAACAGTTCTCCGCGCCAATCACCTACACGGCTGGCACGGGTCTGAGCGAGTCTCCTCTTACACGTTCAACATTGCCAACGTCGGTA